GGCCCATGGCGGCGGCCTGTTCCTGCGCGCCCTTCACGGCGGCAGCGGCAGCGGCGGCGATCGGCAGGGTGAGCCCGAGCGTCAGGTTCTTGCCGGCGTTCGCCATCGATTGGCCGACTTTCTCGATCCGCTTCTGGGCGGCGCGGAATTCCTTTTCTGCGGCCGACAGGCCGGATTTGAACGCGCCGGATTCGAGCCCGAGCCGGACGAGTAGCGAGCCGAGCAGTTCAGCCATTGCGCTTCCCCTTTCTGGATTTCTTGGTCGGCTTGCTGCCGTCGGCGTCCTGCTTCGCCTTGATGCGCCGGATCTGGGCGAGCAGCTTGCGCGAACCCTCGTCGCGCTCAGCCTGCGCTTCCGCCGCGGTCAGAATCGGCTTGGGCAGATATTCGAGCAGTTTCTTGAGCGTCTTCGTTCGCGCGAAGCATTCGGCGGCATAGGCCCCCGCAATGGCGAGTTGATGCTGCGAGTTCATATGCTTCGCCGCGCCGATCATGATCGCGTCGAACGTGGCGAAGGTCTGATCCCAGAATAGATCGGGTAGCAGGCCGGCCGCAGTCCAGTTGGTGAGGAGGGCATAATAATCTACCCCTTCCTGCGTCCGCTCTTCGGCGCGTTTCCCGCCTGTCCGGCCTTGGCCGCGGGCTTGCCGCCGTTGAAGTATTGCGACAGGCCCTCGACGATCCACGCCGTCGCCTGCTCGATACCGGCCGCGTCGATCAGCTCGTCGCTGGCTTCGCGCGTCATCGGGTGGTTGGCCTGAAGCGCAGCCCACCATACGGCGCTGATCGTGTTCATCGCGGCGGCGTTCTCGCGGAAGGCCGACATGAGCGGGATGCCAAGCTCCTGCTCGGCGACGCGGGCGAAGCCGAAGTTGAATTTCAGGGTGTAGGCGTCGCTGCCAATTTCGACGATTTTGGTCGTCGGGGTCATCGCGTTGGTCATGCTCTTTTCTCCATCTTGCCCCCCGGCCGAAACCGGGGGGCGGGACTCGACGCCATCACGGCGTGGAATGCGGTTGATCCTATGCTTGCGGCGGCCTCTGCGGATTGGCGAACGGCTTGTTGCTGTCGCGTTCGGCCAGCGCGGCGAGGCTGAAATCCTGCTGTTGGGCGTAACAGCTGTCTCCACCGGCGACAGGCGGCAGGTCGATGCGCGCGCGGGCTTCGTTCGGCGTCATGATCGACCCGCCAACGGCATCGGTCAGCGCCTTCACGCGGGTCGCCGTGTCCATGCGCAGGAGGCCCTCGACCTCGATCTCGACCCCCATATCGGCGGGAAGATCGAGCCCGGCGTCGAGACAGGCCTCGATCGCCTCGATATGCGCCTGAAGGCATTGCGAATAATACAGGAGGTTGATGGCCTCGATCGAGCCGAGCGCGGGAACCTCGCCCATGCCAACCATGAACGGTGGGACGTGGAAGGTCGAACAGATGATCTGCGCACTCATCTTGAGCTGGTCGATGAGCTGCGCCTCCTCGGCGGTCAGCGACATCTTTTCGAATTTCATGCCGTCGCCCAAGATCGCGACGTTCCCCGCGTTGGCGCCGGTGAAGTTCGCCTGCCAATATTCCTTCAGCTCTTTCGCGTTTTCGGGGTCGACACGGCCCGGCGCGATGAGCACGCCGCCGGGCTGCGATGCGTTGCGGAAAAGCGCCTCCTGGCTCGTCTGGATCGCCAGGGCGTGCGTCGCGGCGAGCCCGCTGGCATAGATCGGCGGGATGCCGACGAGCGGGTGAAAAAGCGTGGCGGCGCGATCGTGGATGATCTCGCGCGCAGGGACCAATACGCGCTCAGTGAGGCCCGAAATATTGTCGGTGTCGAGTTCATAGAAAAGCGAACCATCGGGCGCGATCATCGGCTTCGTTCGGCAGGCGTCGAGCACGTAGAGCGCGATCACGTCGCCGCGTCCGTTGCGCCGCTTCACGATGTAGGCGTTGCCCTGCCCGAGCTTCGATAGGATCCACGATTCGATGAATTGGCCCCATGTCTGGAAATGGTTCGGCTTGCGCAGCAGCGGGCTCGCATAGGTGTGCTGCGCGGTCGCCCAGACGTCGCCGCCGATGTCGCGAACCAGTCGGGGCCGAAGCTTGGCGATGTCCCCGGCGATCAGGGTCTTGCACGCGTAAACGGCGTGGTGCGCGTCGGCCGAGCCGACAGCGAGGGTGCGGTTATGCTGCCACGCGCCTGCCCATGATTCGCGAATAAGGGGAATCCAGCCACCGCCGCCCCGGCTCGTCGGCGGGGTGAGCGCCTTGCCGACAATGCCGCGGCGCAGGGTTTGCAGGAAATCAGCCATGCGCGATTCCCCTTCCGATCAGGCCCGCGCCGATCGCCGCGCATCCGCCGCCGACGAGCAGGGCCGGGCCCGTTCCCGCCATGACTGCCGTTCCCGCGATCAGGAGGGCGGCCGAGATCAGCGCGAGGATGATGAAGATGACGAGATCGCTCAATTCGGTTCCTCCGGGGTGGCCGTGAAGGTGATGGTCGAGGTGCCGTTCTGCTTGGCCCAGAAATGCAGGGCTTCCGACACGGTTCGGCGGAGCATTTTGTCGCGCTGCTCGGCGCGCTTGATCTCGAAGTCTTCCTCGGCCGCTGCGATCAGGCCGTCATCGAGGGCCATGTTCCGCATCGAAGCGAGGTAGCTTTCCTTCGCTGCATCGAAATGCGCGTCGAAGGCCAGCAGCGCCTTCACGGCCACCGTCGCGATCGTGCCGATGCTCTCGACAGCGTTATCGTTCGACACCCGCATCAGGCCGACCCTCTCGTCGGGACACCGGCCGCAACGATGCTTTCATGGACAAGCGCGGGTATCTTGGCCCGCTGGTCGGCGAGGACGGGGCGGCAGCGATCGATCGCCTTGTCGATCCGCTTCTTCGGCCATCCCGCCGCGCGCAATCTGCCGCGGTGCTGCAATTCCTGCTCGGCAACCATCGCGTCGAACTCGGCGTATGCCCGATCGAGCAGCTTTTGAAATTCGGTCATGCGTAGCTTCCCCTGCGGAACGGTACGACAAGATGCGCGATGCCCCGCGGAACGCCGTTCGTTAGCGACGCCTGCGTGCCTTCGCGGTCTTCGTAAAACATCGCGATCAGCATCAACTCGGCAATGTCGAGAACGGGCGAATCCTCATATCCGTCGCCGCAATATCGAGTGATCCACGAGTGCGCGGCTTGGATAGGGCCGACGAGCTCATTGTCCTCGTCGTCGTGCAGAATGCGGAGGTGCGCCTTCGCTATTTCGAGAGTGACCGTCATGCGTCGGCCCTCCGGTCCTTGCCGTTGCGGCCGCGCTTCACGGCAAGCGACCAATCTTCGGGGTTGCCGTCGGGCCGCGCCGATGTCTCGCGGTTGGCGTGCCACAAACTGCCGCCCCAAGTGACCAGCGCCCCGGCCGCATAGGTCCGATCAGGGTCATATGTGCCGTCATAGGCGAGCAGGCCCTTCGCCTGAGCTTCCTCGAAGCGGCGCAGGCGAGCATCAAGATCGGCATCCGGCTCGATCACCTCGACATGCCGAACGATGATCTCGATCGGCGCGGGGGATGCCATGGGAGGGCGGGCGCGGCACATGGGCATCACTTGATGTCCCAGCCGGGAGGGATGACCGACATGACACCACGAGCCTTCGCGCTGGCGATCCTTGTGCGGTACCACTTGGCCCGGGCCTCGGCGTTGAGAAAGAACGGAACCTTGAGGCCGGCACGTCGCATCCTGATATCGAACAGCCTGCGGCTGCGCTCCGGATTGAGATGGACGACTGGACGGCTGGTTTTCGTCGGCTGGAACCTGCCGAGCTTGACGACCGGCAGGCGACCGGAGTGCCGAACCTTTGCCGCGCGGGCGCGATGGCCGGCTCGAACTTCGAGGATCTCCGCGTCCTGTTGGGCGCCGACCGCGACCATGGACAGCTCAAAAATCTCAAACTCGAGGAAACGCAGCCCGCCGCCGGGCAGTTGCTCGACCTTGCCCGCCACTGGCTTGAAACCGATCGAGACCGATTTGATCAGTCCGTATTTCAGCTCCTGATAGGCGGTTTCGACCCGATCGCGCAGCGGGCCGGGCTCGCGGATTTCGGGCAAATGCGCTTCGAACTCGATACCCTTCGCGGTCGGCGGCGAGAATTTGACCCGGCCCACGACCATCGAATGATTGTGCGAAACGAGGAAAGGCAAGTCCGCGCCGCGCCAGCGAGCACCGAGCGGCTCGACGATATCGCCTTGCCGGTCGAGCGAACCAGTCGACGCAATGCCGCGCACAATGCGGCTGCGCTCGTCGACGCTTTTGATCGTGATGCCAAGATTGGCAGTCTTCATTGGTTCGGCTCCGTGCTGGCGCGGCTATGTTCGATAGCTATTTGATCGACGGAATCGGGCCAGCCGCCAAGGGGCACGCGGGCACTCGCGGGCACTCGCGGGCACTAAAAATTTACGGTCGTGAGGTTGTCGACGCGCCAGCGGGCGATTTCGCGGGTCGAATAGACGATGGACCGGCCGCGCTTTTCGAAGCCGAGTCGCTTCGATGGCGCGAGCTTGCACGACGGATGCCGCCAATTGCTGATCGTCTTGCGGGTGGCATAGACCAGCGCCGCCGCGGTGTCGGCGCAAACCATGCCCTTGTCGACCTTCGCGCGCATCGCCGTGAGTTCGCGCAGCACCCCGGCATGAACCGCCTCGATCGCCGCGGCGCGCGCATCGGCTTGCGGATCGCCGGCGGCCGCGCCGTCGAGGTCGAGGCCGCGCGTCATCGGTGCACCGCCAAAATCTCGTATTTCTTCGGCTTTTCCTCGCCCTTGCCGCTGGCCTCGACGCCGCAGGCCATGATCAAAGCGGTCATGCCGTCGATCCGGTCGATCGAGCGGCTTTTGTCCGGCTTGCGGGCGCCAGCGGAGTCCGTGGCATAAATCAGGTTCGACGCGCACCAGCGCAGCACCGGGTGCATCCCGTGCCGTAGATTACCCGCGAGCATCCGGGTTTCGAACGCATCAACCGCCGGCCCCATCGAGACGTGGCCCTGACCCCATTCGACAAGCGGCAAATCGATCCCTTCGTCGGCAAGGATCACCTTGAGATCGTTGATCGCCCATCGGTCGAAGGCGACAGCCTCCAGGTCGTAATCGGCGGCGATCTGGGCGAAGCGGCGGGCGATATATCGCTTGTTGATCGCCTTGCCGGGCGTCGGCTCAATGTAGCCCTGCTTGGCCCACGTTGGGTAAGGAACCCGATCGACCTCGGCCTTTTTGTCGATGCCCTCTTTCGGACACCAGAAGAACGGCAGCACAGCGCCGCAGTCGGGGAATAGCAGCACGGCCGACGCAAGGTCGCGGACGCTGGCAAGATCGAGCCCGGCATAGCATCGCTGGCCGCGCAGCTCCTCGATGTCGAACGCTTCGCCGCACGCGTTCCATTCCGCGGGGTCGATGGCCTTCTGCTCGGCGTCGACGCGCTGGTTCAAATAGAGATTTCGAAACGGGTTCTCGAAGCTCGGCACGCGGGTTGCGCGCAGCGCGAGGGTGCGCAGGTCGGTGAGGTCGCGGAATATGCCCAGCGCCGGGTTTGCTGCGCGCCACGCGTCTTCGTCGAGCAGGTCGCAGCCATCGGGCGCCGCGTAGACATGGCAGACGAAGGTCGCGTCCTCGATGATGCCCTCGTCGATCTTCTCGCCGTAATCGATCAACTCGGACAGGGGATGTGTCGGCTTCGGCGATTGCGTCGAAATGACGATGCCGAGCGGTTCCGACCGGCCGCCTTGGCTGGTTTGCAGCGCATCGAGCAGGTCGCGCTTCTTCGCCTGCGCGAGTTCGTCGAAGATCCAGAGCGACGGGTTGAGGCCGTGCTTCGTCGTGGCATCGCTCGACAGGGCTTTGAACGTCGAGCCTTTGCCCTTCCCATCGGGCGGGGTGCCGGTGACTTCGATCTCCTTTCTAAACCGCATGACGTTCACGATGGCGGCGATCCACGGCACGGCGTCGACGATGGCCTCGATCTCGCTGAATATGATCCCCGACTGCTCGCGATCGTTGGCCGCCGAGACGACTTCGCCGCGGTCTTCCGCTTCGGGGCCGACAAGGTGCGCGCAGACGATCCCAACGATCAGGCCGGTCTTGCCGTTTTTGCGGGCCTCGCTCAGCACCGCCTGGCGCACGATGCGGCGGCCATCGGCATCGGCGGGGTCATAGATTTCGCGGATGAAAGCGGCCTGCTCGGGAATGAGCTTCATCGTCTTGCCGGCGAGGATGCCCTTCGTGACCGGCAGGCTTTCGATGAACGCGATCACGCGATCGGCGCGCGACAGGTTCGGGGCCTGCCAAGCGTGTGTCTCGGGTATGTCAGAGGTGCGTTTTTCGGCCTTCGCGACGGGCCTTGCACCGGGACCGCGCCTACCCATTTCGGCGGCCCTCGCGACGATCTGGCGAAACTAACTCTGTGAAAGTGTCCCACCGCGCCACGCGTCTCCCTATTTTCTCGACCGACGACGTCCCCCCCGGAGTATCGGCGTCGTGCCAGGGGTGCGCGGGATCGAGCGGCGAGCCATCGGGGTTGCAGCCTCGCCTCGGCTTGCTGGTCTTCGCAGCGCCATGCTCGGCACCGCGGGCGGTCTTGGCACTGTGGCATGGCCAGCACTTCGAAGAGAGCTCGTCGAGCGGCGGGAACGGATCGCCGCCGTCGCTGATCGCGTGCTTGTGGTCGACGACCTCGGCAGCCTTCACGATGCCCATGGCCTTGCAGTCCTCGCACAAGGGATCGCGTGCCAGCTTCTGCGCGCGGAGACGGCGCCAGCGGGCGCTGGTGTATATCCGATCGTCATCACATTTCTGTCGAGGCGTCCGGGGTTGCTTCACTCGGCGGGCTCCCATGAGGTCAGGTGATCGTGCAGGGCGGCATATCGCTCGTTGGTCAGTTCGCCGGCTAAGGCGTTGAGCGCGTCGGGATCGCCATTGAGCAGGAGGAGGGTGCTGTTCACCCAGCCGCCACCGGCGGCTTTCCAGCGGGCGAGCCATGCGGCGGGGTCGAAGGGGTCGGTCACCATACAGCAATCTCCTCGCAAAGGCGCATGGCCTGTTGTCCACTCGGTTCATCGCTAAGCTCATCAGCCTTCTCGAAAAGCCAGCGGGTGAGGGGGCGTTGAAGTTCGACAGGAATCTCGTCGACCTGCCGATCGACAGAAGCGAATGCTCGCTCGATTATCGCGATGGCTGCAGGTGGCGGCAGTTTGAACAAATTGGCTGGCAGCTGTCGGCGAAAACTTGTTCCTGATCGCCCCGCATCGGCAACGATGCGCCGCTTAGCGGAATTTCTTTTACCCGTTTCTACGGAATATCTTTCCCCGCTTTGCGGAATATATTCGGGGAAGTTTTCATCGGAATTTCCGATAGTTGATTGGGGGTCAGGGCAAACTACATTCTGGACCTCGCCAGTCTCAGGGCAAACTATCTCGCGCTGATCGTTTGCCTCAGGGCAAACATTATCGAGGGGATTGTTTGCCTCAGGGCTAACGAAATCGTCGGCATTCGGGATGCGATCATCGTCGGTATAGACGACCCGATACGTGTGCTGCCGCTTGTCGGTTTCGCGGGGCTCGCGGACCAGATAGCCGGCCTTGATCAGCTTGTTCACCGTGGCGCTGAAGTTCGAATAGTTGCGTTTGATCCAGCCCGACATGAGCCGGTGGGAGGCCCATGCGCCCTGTCCCTTCCCGGTCGAATGGCTGAGCCGGTCAAACGCGGCGATCGAGGCCAGCACGCGAATATCGCCATCGGTCAGATTGCTGTCGCCGATCGCGCGGAGCGGTATCGCCGCGAAGTGTGCCTTGCGCGCCATCAGCCGCGCTTCCCGATCTCGGCCGGGAGCATCGCGATCATGGCGGCGAAGCCATCGATCGCGCATTCGATTGGACGCATGAGATCACCGTGACCCTCGCCGGTTTCCTCAAACCGGATGGCCGCTCGCTCGGCGTCGTCCAGAAACCCCATCGTAAGGTCGCGATAACGCAGGAATGTGAGCGCCGGGGCAACGCCACCCAAATCCGACACGAAGTCGGGTTTGAGCCTGCCGCGGTGCAGCTTCATCAACCGCTGCGCTTTTCGCTCTGGAACGCCAGCGCGCGCCAGAAAGGGCAGCCAATGCCCATGCCCGCATTGTTCCTTCGCCTCGCAAAGCAGCCGTCCGGCTTCTAGCGCGTGCGTCACCGCATCGCGCTCGGCCTGCTCGGCTGCGTCGTTTGCCCGACGAAGATCGTCCGCCATCGCGGTGAGCGAGTTGGACAATCGCTCGTCGGGCGCGGAGGGGGAGGGGAGAGCCATGCGATCAGATTCCGACCTCGGCGTCGGCACCGCCGCCGGGATCGCCTATCGGGCAGCCAGGGCCTTCGTGCAGAAAGGAACCTGCCAAGCATTCGTCCTCGGCATTGCCAGTGTCCCGCTCGTCGCCATTAAGCTCCGTATCGTCGTCGACGGGCTCGGCGTCGTCATCAATGCCCTCGACATCGGGATCGCCGTCAGCAAGGTCGAGGAGGTCGATAGCGACCGCGATGAAGGCTTCGATGTCCTCTCGCTTGTAGCGCGACAGGATGGCGAGGACGGGCGCCGGCGGGATGCGACCGGCCATGGCGATCGATGACGGGGCGTTCATGCCGCACCGCCCATCGCGCGAAGCGATTTCAGCGTGGATAGGATCAGCCGAACCGGCCAGTCGAAGCGGGTTTCGTCGATCAGGAACCAGTCGAGGTCCATGATGTTGATCGCCACTTCGGCTTCGCGGGTCTGCTCGATGTGGGCGAGCGCGGTCCAGAGCTGGATCGCTGCGCCCCGCGGCGTGACCGCAGTGCTGGCGTGGATCAGCTCTTCGGCCGCGTCGATGATATCGACCTGCTCTTTCTCTTCCGGCGTGTAGGCTTCGCCGGGACAGGCAGAGAAGGGCAGGGTGCCGTAGATCGCGTTGGCGACCGATCGGCGGCCCCATGCGGCGAGGATGTCGGCGTCGGGGCGTGCCGGTGCTGCGATGGCGAGCGGGCTCATGCCGCCGTCCTTTCGGCGAGGCGGTGGCGATACATCTCCCCGTGCGCCGCGCCCATTTCGCTATGTAGACGGTCGTGGATCTCGCGGGCCGTCCAAAGGAGCATCCAGCAGTTGCGGAGTTCGTCGTCGCGCGCTTCCCCTTTCATGCTGTCGAGCGCGTAGAGAAGCTTCTCGTCGATCGTGGCGAGCAGGACGGCTTGTCGTTCGTTGGCGC